TGCTGCAAACGTGGCCACACGAAATATTGCGGCGGGGGAATGACAAAATGAGAGCAAGCCGTGGCATGGGGGTCATTAACCCGTCAAAAATGCCGGGTAAAAAGATCATTCATCGTAAAGATGATCCCAACACGGTTGACATGTATAAAGAGGGTGGTAAAACAAAGTCAAAGGTGAATCAAGCCAACGCATACACTAAACCAGGTATGCGTAAATCTTTGTTTGAATCAATCAAATCCAGAGCGGTGCAAGGCACAGGCGCTGGTCAATGGTCTGCTCGTAAAGCGCAGTTATTGGCGAAACAGTACAAAGCAAAAGGTGGAGGCTATAAATGAAAAATCCGCAACAATCTTTGAAAGATTGGGGAGACCAGAAATGGCGTACCAAAAGCGGAAAGCCTTCAAGTAAAACGGGTGAGCGGTATCTTCCAGAGGCGGCAATCAAGTCGTTGACGCCAGAATATGCAGCAACAACAAAAGCGAAGCGTAAGGGTAAAGCAACAGGCAAACAGTTTGTAGCCCAACCCAAAACGATTGCAAAGAAGACAGCAAAATTTAGATAAAGGATTAAAAATGAGCTTACCTGATTTCATCCAGAACAATCTTGAGTATCTAATCGACGAATTAGACACTAGAGCAACACACCAACTTATGTCAAACGGTCACGTTGAAGATAAACTTTTGGATATCATCAATGGTTTAGAAAGCTTTCTTCCAGCACCCGTTGAGGCTCCTGCACCTGTTGTCGCTGTTGATCCTGCTTCTGTTGCTGTTGAAGAACCAGCGGCGGTAGCAGCTTTTATGGATGATGTACCCCACGAACAATTTGATCATCCCGAAGACATAATCGAAACTCCTGCGGCTGAATAACATGGCAAATACATCTGGATCATCAGCGTTTAATTTAGACCTCACCGAAGTGGTTGAGGAAGCATTTGAGCGAGTTGGTTCAGAGTCACGCACGGGCTACGATTTGCGTAGTGCTACTCGTAGCTTGAACATCATGTTTGCTGATTGGGCAAACCGTGGCGTGAATATGTGGACGATGGATTCCAACGTGATCAATCTGGTCCCAGGCCAGATAACCTATCCGTTGCCTTTGGACACTGTAGATTTGCTTGAGCATGTGATCAGAACACAAGCTAACGTGGCGGCAACCCAAGCGGATTTGACCATCACGCGTATCAGTGTTTCTACCTATGCCACACTACCCAATAAGATTCAGCAAGGCCGTCCTATTCAGGTATGGATTCAGCGTCTTGACGGCCAATCTTATTCAACCACCTTGACTTTAGCCCAGTCAATCAGCGCCACTGACACCACAATCACGTTATCTTCTGTGGTTGGTATTCCCAATACTGCCTTCATTCAGATCGATAACGAGACGATTTTCTATAGTTATACAAGCGGTAATACGCTGGGTAATTGCTATAGAGGACAGAACAACACCACGGCTGCGGCTCATACCGCTGGGGCTAAAGTGGTGTATCAGAACTTGCCATCCATCAACGTATGGCCTGCTCCAGACAACGCACAACAGTACCAATTTGTATATTGGAGACTGCGCAGAACCCAAGATGCGGGAACTGGCGTCAATGTCATGGACGTTCCTTTCAGATTTATTCCTTGCATGATTGCAGGTTTGTCCTACTATCTAGGGCTTAAAGCACCCGAAGGATTGCAAAGATTACCGATTTTGAAACAACAATACGATGAGGCATGGCAGCTTGCGGCAGATGAAGACCGTGAGAAAGCGGCGATTCGTTTTGTTCCTCGTCAACAGTTTATTGGATCGACTTACTAATGGGCAACAGGTTTGCTTCTGGTAAGAATGCGATCGCGGAGTGTGATCGATGTGGTTTTAGGTTTAAGTTAACTGTCCTTAAACGGGAAGTTATCAAGACCAAAAACTTTGAGCTATTGGTATGTCCAAGGTGTTGGGACCCAGATCAGCCTCAATTACAATTGGGCATGTATCCAGTCGATGACCCACAAGGTCTTCGTAACCCAAGACCTGACAGAAGCTATGTGCAGTCTGGTTTGCTGGCTGACGGAAGTCAGGGTGAAGGTAGCAGGATTTTTCAATGGGGATGGAACCCGGTGGGTGGCTCTCGTAATTTCGATGTGCCATTGACTCAAAATGACTTGATACCGGTGGTACAAGTTGGTACAGTAACGATAGCCGTAACATAGGAGTTTATGATGGCAAAAGTCGACAAAGAGGATATCAAGCAAGATAAAAAAATGATTGCAACAGCTATTCATAAACATGAAAAGCACGATCATCCCGGTAAGCCTTTGACTAAATTGGCTAAAGGTGGAAAGACCAATGCCAACATGTTGAAGTATGGACGTAACATGGCCAAGGTCATGAACCAGCGTTCATCTGGTAGAGGTGGCTAACATGGCTACATCTATTAAAGCTCCAAGCAAAAAATTCAACGGCCCAGCCGAAGAGTATGCCAAACCCCATACTATGGAAGACAAAACCATAGATGTTAATTCTGTTCACGCGGGCGTAGCCAACAATACAGAATATCTGCGTAATGCTAACGTATCTGTAGCGAATAGCCGCAGCAATGAGTACCCACCTACAAAGACTTCAGGTATTCAAATGCGGGGTACTGGCGCAGCTACCAAAGGCAAAATGTCTAGAGGTCCGATGGCATGAATTACACTCAGCTTAAACAACTGATTCAGGACTATACACAGAACTACGAATCTACATTCGTAGCGGATATTCCTACGTTTGTTGAACAAGCTGAACAGCGCATTTACAACTCTGTACAGTTTCCGTCACTACGCAAAAATGTGACTGGAGCTATTACACAGTACAACCAATATTTGGCGACTCCAAATGATTTCCTTGCTCCTTACTCTTTGGCTATTTACCCTGTCAGTGGCGGGCCTTATTTATATCTTTTAAACAAAGATGTGAACTATATGCGTCAAGCATATCCCGATCCCGCTAGTTATGGTCAGCCAAAGTACTATGCTCTTTTTGGTCCGACTGTCACTGGTGGGAGTATTACAAATGAGCTTACTTTCATTTTGGGCCCTACTCCTGACACTGCTTATACCGCTGAGTTACACTACTATTATTATCCTGTATCTATCGCGGATACCACTAATAATCCAAGTGGTACTTCTTGGCTTGGGGACAACTTTGATACCGTGCTTTTGTACGGCTCTCTTGTTGAGGCTTACACATTCATGAAGGGTGATCAAGATTTGATGACCATATACAATCAAAAGTATGTCGAGGCACTTGCTCTTGCTAAACGTCTTGGAGATGGTATGGAGCGTCGTGATGCTTACCGTTCTGGTCAATTTAGACAGGCGGTGACCTGATGGCTATTTACCAAGGCGCAACGACTAGTTTCAAAGTGCAACTTGCTCAAGGGCTGCACAACTTTGGGCCCACAAGTCCAAACACCTTTTACATTGCCTTGTATACATCTAGCGCGGCCTTGAGTGCCACGACAACAAACTATACAAGCGTGGGCGAAGTAACAGGATCAGGTTATACGGCGGGCGGCCAACAATTGGTCATCACTCAGACACCGACCTCTGGTACAACCGGAACCACGGCTTATTGGTCATTTGCAAATGCTGTTTGGAATCCAGCTGCGTTTACAGCTCGCGGGGCTCTGATTTACAATCAAACGCAAGGTAACGCATCAGTTTGTGTATTAGACTTTGGTAGCGATATCACTTGTACCAACTCATTCACAGTACAGTTTCCAGTTTCATCTAACACCACCGCAATTTTGAGGATCGCATAATGCTCGTTACAACTACCAAAGGCGAAATGGATGACTCCCTTCTTGAGAAAAAAGAAGGCGTAGTTGACGATGAAAATGAGTACACAACATGGGTTGAATACTGGTTGGATGGCGAGCTCGTGCACCGTTCAGCGCATGTGACTTTAAAGAAATCCCCCTTCTCTGATTTATTTGCGGCCTCTTTAGGCTAAAGGAAATATTGTGTTAATGGCATTAACTCATTTTTGTACATCTTGCAAAACGGAGAAGCCGTTATCATCATTTCCTATTCGTAAAACACATAGACCTGGCAAGCCTGTTTCTCAATGTATGACTTGCAAAAATGAATACAATAAACAGCACAGAGTTCTTAATAGAGAAGCAAGATTAAAGTCAGAACATAAAAGCCGATTAAAAAAATATTACGGAATTACTCCTGAGCAATACGATGAAATGTTTACGGCTCAAGGGGGGTTGTGTAAAATATGTAAAGCTGATAAACCTGGTGGTAGGACAAAGTTATTTTTTATAGATCATTGCCATAAAACCAAAAAAGTCCGTGGTTTGTTATGCATGAGATGTAATACAGGCTTAGGGTTATTTATGGATAATCCTGAATTTCTTGGTCAGGCAATTAAATATTTAATGGAGAATTAAAATGGCGAATCAGCAATCAATGTGTACTTCTTTCTTGGGTGAGTTGTTGAGCGCTACGCACAACTTTAGTTCTTCTAACCCCGCCCATACAGCAAACACCGCCGATACATTCAAGGCAGCTTTGTATGTGACAACCGCTACGATCAATGCGGCTACAACAGCATACTCAGCAACCAACGAAGTATCTGGTACAGGCTATACGGCAGGCGGTATTGCGGTAACAAACGCAACCAACCCAACATCTACAAACAGCTCATCTACGGCTGGAGTTGGATACTGGACGCCTTCGGCTAACTTGGTTTACTCCACAGTGACCTTGACCACTGCGTTTGATACTGTTTTGATCTATAACTCAACACAGAGCAATAAGGCGGTTTCAGTTCATACGTTTGGTTCACAGACCATCACGGCTGGTACATTCACTTTGACAATGCCTTCAAACACAACGACAACTGCTTTATTGCGTTTGTCTACAACTTGATAGGTGACTTATGTCATTTGGGTGGGGCAGTGGCCCTTGGGGTAACGGCACTTGGGGTTATGGTGGTCTTCCACTAACAGGTGAC